CCGCAATATGAGGAAATGCTGATGATCTGCCGCCGTTTCGTAGCGCATGACCAAATTCAAGCAAATGTGTAAGACCCGGCTTTGATTTGTTGTAAACCGTTGCTGATGTTTCCAAGCGCTCTTTTGCAACTTCGATCGTCCAGCCTTTGGGATATTCTTCCCAAGTGGTACGGCCTTGATTAAATTTCCGAATCTGCTTCTGGGATTCCTTTGCGGTTTCCTCAACGGATTCCGTCAATGCCTGTGCAGCTTCGTCACCGTAATCTTCTAAGATTTTTTGGATTTCCGCCGAAAAATTTTCTGAATTAATCGCCGTTGCCATTTTGCACACCTATGTCCTTTTGACCATACAGCTCTATATAATCACTATTTGCATTATAGGTTCTGTAAATCGTATATTTCTCATCGTGAAACTTCAAAACGGTCTCACCATTATAATCGCCGGAGAATATTGTAAATTTTAGGCTCGGCTTCAAACCGCTCTGCTGCCCGGCAAAAAACTCGGTCTGCGTGACGGAATGAACATCGCAATAAACCTGACGGCTTACTTCGGTTTTTCGCCCGACTCCGTATTCATCTTTGACAATCTCATAACTTATCAAATTTAAAACATCGGAAATGTTCATATCTCATCACGCTCCCGAACTCATCTTTTGTGAAAAGACTCTTTGATTGAGCGCATACCGCAACATTCTCGGCATGCCCTCACCTGTATCTCTCTTGCGCCATAACCAAGCCGCATACATCACAATAAGTTGGGAGTCACTTGCTGTGTCGGCAAGCGTTGCTCCCTCCCTTGTAATTTCTGTTTGGGCTACCTCGACATACTGAGCGAGTCGCTCATCAAATGCCGTTGTGGTTATACCGCAATCAATTTTTAACATTGTAAGTAACTCGCTATCTGTCATTTATGCCACCTCTCTGATCATGACTTTGTAACGGTGATCTGATATGTCTTGGTGCTGTTGCCGTTCTCGACAACAACCTTAACAACATTATCACCGCCGGCCGCCCAAGTGATATTAGCGCCATTTACAACCTGCTTTGTTGTTGTGCCTGTTGTGTAGTAAAGTGTAACCTTTGCGTTTGCATCCTCGGCAACTGCTGTGATTGCATCCTTGGCATTGGTTGTTGCTGCTGTGTATACGGTTGTTCCGGCATCAAATGACGGTGAAAGTGTCACACCAGTAATCTCTGCAAGGTCAACAACATTAGCCTTGTCAGCTACAAATGTCATTGATGCATCGGGAGTTGTATTCTTCACACCGAGTGCAACGAATGCCTCGGCGATAACCGGCTGACCATCATAGCGAGCTGTGCCCTTGAAGGCTGTCTGATCCTGAATAAAGAAAGCATGCTCACTCTGTGCAAACTTAGCGCCGCCACGCTCAGCAAGGAGATACAGCTCGAAATAACCGCCGATGATTACATTGTCAGGAATGAAATCGAGAATCTCGATAACACCGCCGATGATCGGCATTGTACCATTCATGCCGGATACGATAGCGCCGGAAGCATTAATGGAAAGCGCCTGAGCCTGAAGGTATGTATATGTTGTCTCGTTCATAACCCATACCTTTGAGCCACGAGCATACTTGCCCTTAGCAGCACCAGCATTAACGATCAAATCTTGGAAAAGCTGAACACCTGTGTTATTGGTTGTCTTGATGTTGCTTGTGTGAAGATCAGCCCAAGGTCTTGCGGTTGCCGGATAACTTGCTGGCTGAGAAGTCTGCGCAAGTCTTGAAACGATACCAAGTGGCATCTTGCTGTTAGCTGATGTGTTGCGACCGTAAAGGATAGCCTTATCAAGTGCAAGTCCGATTGCCTGTCCGATTGCATCAAGAAGCTCCGCCGCAAGATCAATATCTGAATCCTCAAGAACTGCATTGCAAACCTTGAAGTAACCGCCTACCTTATAGCAATCAACCTCAGCGTCATTGAATACCATATTCAGCTCGTTAAGAGCACCACAGCACTCAGTCCAAACACCCTCGGGAACTGAACCCATGATAACTTCTCTTCCGGTGCCGGAAACAGGTCTTACTGTAACGTGCTTGTAAAGCTTGGAATAATTCTCGACATTCTGGCGAAGGAATCCGAGGAATACTTCCGGGATTGTAAGACCGACATTGGTCAGCTCTCTTTTCTCGGAAATGTGCGCTCTTACCTCACCAAGCCAAGCCTTAACATCCTCTCTCTCCATCATCGCTGTACGCTCTGCGATGTTCATGTCTCTGAATGATCTCTTTGCAATATCCATTGCTCTTACCTCCGTAGTTTTGTTGTTTGTTCTTGCTGCCGGCGCTGGTGTTGGCTCTGCCGGAGTCTCAGTTTCTTTTTCTGTTTCACGAAGTTCATTTTCAAGTCCCTCGATAGTTGATTCAAGTTCGGACTTAGCTGCTTCATGCTCACCCTTTTCGGTCTCAAACTTCTCGATCTCTTCGTTGACCGCCTGTGTTTCCTCGTCGGTCGATGCTTCCTCGATTGATGCTGTTAACTCGGATTCACGCTTCTCAAACTCGGCATCCTTTGCCCTGAGCGCTTCCAGTTCCTTTTTCTTAGTATCAATCTTTTTTCGTAACATTAATGCTTTTAATGCCATTTTGACAACCTCGCTTTCATATCAGCTCGCCATTTTTCCATCGTGCGTTTCTTGATTTCATCACGTTGTTTTTCACGAGCGGAAATATTTGTTTCTTCATAAGCCGGGAATGTGCAACATGATACTTCAAATAATTCAACATCGGTTATTGTCCAGTGAATATCACCGTTCTCTTTGATGTCGGTATCTTCGGAACGGATATTAAACCCGAATGAACAATTACTTACATCACCCCTTTTAACTCGTTCGTACAAATTCATCGCATCGGTATCATTACGGTTAATATCGATGTGACCCCATAAGCCACGAGAGTCGGTTTTCAAAGTAAGTGTGCCAGCCTTTGTTCTACCTAACACAAGTGTTGAATCATGATTAATCAATGCTCTTATATCGTTTGAAAGAGTATTATCAAACGCTGTCGGCGCTACCGATTCCGATAACCCCGGTGCAATCTGATAAGTATCCCCGAACACAACAAAATAACCCTCTATTGACAAATTATCATTATCGTCTCTTGTCTGAAATTCCGAAGCAACGCTTCGAACCTGTCTTATACCTCTATCCATAATTTAATCCTCCTGGATCAACTTTTTCTGTTTGTTGGTGTAATCAATACCTATATAGTTTTCAAGCACCCGATATTCATCCAAGCCATCAACCGGACTCATACCAATACGATCTCGAACCTCATTTCCGTTAACAAATCCACGGTCAGATAATGTACCGAATACATTAGCAATGGTCTGTAAATCCCAATCCATTAATGACAGCGTGTTAAACTTCAAATACCACTTAGGATTGATGATTAGTTTCTTTGTAAGTTCCTGAGTGATACCCAAACAAATAGGTCTGACTTTGTTTTGTATAAAGCTATTCCAAGCTGTCTGATTGTACTCACCGACTCCAAGCACAAATGGTGGAACACCAATAATTGATGCAACTGCCCTTTTGTCGAGCTGTACCACGTCAGAGATTGCAAGGTCTGACAAGGATAACGGTCTCACCTCTTGTACTTCAAACTGTTCAGCCGGAATAATCCACGGTGCTCCAGCTTCTCCGCTTTCAAGGTAATCATTGCGTAATTTCTCACGTCCGGCTTTGCTTGAAAACTCTTCCGTCATAGCATCGACCTTGACAATCAATGACGGTTTCCATTTCGACTCCATGAATCCCTTCTCGGTTGCCGCCGCCTGTTTTAGATTTTGAGCAACATCCTTAAGAGAAATTTGTAACCCTCGGCCCTTCCACAAATAAAACTTATCGGGATTATGGACAAAATGGAGAGTATCACTTGGATCTCTCGCAATTCCGTCAATCAAGATTTTATAATCTCGGTAGCTTCCGCCCACGGGCATGAGTGACACCCTTGATGCCGCAATAGGTTCAAGCGACTCCAAATAGCCTTGCCATGTATGAGGGATAACGATTGAGTTACCCGAACCGTAAAGCAACAGGTTCATAATGATTGACTCCATCCATACTTTTCGGGTCATTGTAGGCATCGGGTCAATATCAATCTTCCTGGATAGCTCATTCACTATCCTGACATCACCCTGCGCTGTGTTGCTCATCAGGTGGATTGTCATTGAGCCGATAAGCTCCGCGATAGTCCGGCAAGCCGTCATGATTTCCGGGTTATGGTCTAAGGACGTATACCCACTAACACAAATTGAATCACTGTTCGAAATCAGAAAACCAATCTGTGAATTTGATGTTCTTTTTTGATTAATGATTTTATTTTTCTTTTTGCTCATTTCCACCAATCCTCTGACTTCTTAGCGTTTTCTAGGTCAATCAATAACGCTCGTGTTGCAAAAACTGAAGCGTCAAAAATATCTATACGCTGATTCGGAGTGACTTTTTCGTACTGAATCATATCGTCAGTTTTTTCGACAGCTCGGACATTTTGAACGCAATATTCGTAGGCTTCGGAATGTAAGTAATAAAACTTTCCATCCTTGACCATTTTTTCGATATATCGGAATCCCTCGGATTTTGCCCAGAAATACTGCGGCGCATCGTCCACATGGAATCCAGCTTTTTTCATTTCGATAAAATACTCACGAGCGAATTTTTTATCATGCGCAACTCGCTTGATCTTGAACCCCATGTGCTTTAATTCCAAGAACCAACTAACAACATCGGAAGTGTTAACTGTTGGAGTGTTGCACATATCAAGCCAGCCATCATCCTGCCAGCCAAACAACGGGATTCCGTCTTCATCGGCTTTTTTGGCCGCCATTACTACCGGAAACCATGCATGAGTTATTGCAATCATGACATCGTTATACATGCCAACGATACATGCTGATGTAAGGTCGTGGAGTTTCGACAAGTCGGCGCCGCCATACCAGTTAATATTTAGCTTTGCCAATTCCGACAGCGTCCAATTATAAGCGCCATCAGATTTCCTAAACTCATCAATGTCAAAATAAGCCTTGAGCGCATTAGTGAATCTATTAAGTGACTTTGCTAAAAAGTCCTTACGCTGTTGTGGGTCATTTAGCGCCTGAAGTGAATCATTTAATATTTCTTGTGGTCTGATTGTGATTCCGTAACCCGGATTCGCCATTTCGTGTACTACCGGATTCGTAAAATCAATATCACCGTTCTCATCCTCATCGGCGCAAGCTATAAAAATGAAATACTGTTCATCCTTAATAGTTCCGTCAAGAACCTTTCGGCAATACTTTAATCGCTGACCTAAAAAACCCTGTGCATTGTCTCCGGCTGTACTAATTCCGATAATCAACTTGTTTGTATATGCTTTCATGGCTTCTTTAAACAGATTGTACTGTTTCGGTTGCTTGAAAGCATGAATCTCATCAACAATAGCGATGTTGCAATTCAATGAATCTTGTGCATCAGGGTTAGCCGCTAACGCACGTATAAAAAAAGAACCCTCACCGATATTACATTCGATAGAGTGTTCGTTGTTATTATCTATTACTTTAACTAAACCGCCCTTTTTCCCTCGGACTTGTTTTTCACCCATGCGATCAATATTGTAATCGAGGAAATTAAAAGACTCTAATGATTGCATCAATGCCGCCGCCGCAATGTAGCACTTAGCGCCGGAAGATTTATATAAAAGAGACAAGCTCCAAGCAAGCGCCGCCGCAAAACTGGTCTTGGCATTTTTTCTTGGAATAAATATCAAGGCTTCATGAAACCTAACAATATCAGTTCCTTTAAGTTTAAAGCCTACAAGGTTGTAAACAATGAATCTGTGGAAGTCCATCAGTATAAACGGCTTCCCCCTCATCGGAGTCCCGTCGATTGCTTCACCCTGTTGGTGGCATAAAGTCGATTCAATTACCTTAATGCAAAACTCAGGAGCGTAATGATCTATCTCATAGTCGGGATTTTCCAAGTCCTTAAAGAACCTCTCGACCATTTGCTTTTGTTCTTTACAAGCAATTTTCCGCCCGTCCCTTATTCTGTTAGCGTAATCAAGAACCTTGTCCCAGTTCTCGTGCAATGCCATTTAGTGCCCTTTCTAATCCCGACATATCGGAAGTTGATTTTATTTCTAAGTCTTTTAATTTCTTGAGTCCGGCTGGTGTAAGTCCTAAGTCTCGCCAATAAGCTAATGCGTCTCGGTTCAAATCATTAATAAGTCGGAGTGCTGGATTCTGCTCGATGTTTGCATTTCCGCCTTTGTTGACGTGCTTAACTAATGCCTTTGAACCGCTCGCCTTATACATTTGTTCGGTTTCGTCACGGCGCTCAAGTATCGCCGCCAATGTCTCAATAACAGGATTGAACGGCTCTTGATATGTGCCTACGTCCTCGCACGACTTCACTATTTTTTTAAACCATTCTTCCTGTGTCATAATCAAAACCTCAGTAAATGAAATATTGTTACCTTGCGCCAGCGTTTATAAAATACGTTGTTAATTCTGTCATAAATCCATAGTTTCATTTTGATTTAAAAGCCGTGCTTTTTTGCCCGTGAAATTCTCCCAGCGCTGAATAATTACATCACAATACTTCGGGGATAATTCCACAATAAAACATTTTCTATTTATTTGTTCGCAAGCAATCACGGTCGAACCGCTACCCCCAAACAAATCAAGAACATTTGAACCCTCATTACTAGAAATTAAAAGCTCGTTTGTTATTAACTTGATTGGTTTCATTGTCGGATGTAATCCCGTTTCTCTGTTGTATTCCAAACAGCGTGAATAACTTACTCCATTTAATCCGCCATTCCATATAGCATTTTTACGGAATAAACACAAATATTCGATGTCAGGATAATGAGAACCGCCGATTGGAATTGCACCCGGCTTTTTCCATACCAAAACATTGTAAGAATATTTATTAGCAACCGCCCAATCAAGATATTGTGGAAGTAGCTCTTTATTACAGAAAACATAAGCGTTCATGTTTCCATCAAAGCATGACGGGAGCACATTTAAAAATTCTGTCGGTTCAAAGTCGGCAATGAACTCAATGTCTTTACCTTGTTTGCGCAAAGCCTTTCCGACCTCACCCTTGCATCCGCCGTCTGTAATAATGTTATATGGTGGATCTGTAAAAACTAAATCAATCCGTTGCCCCCCCACAAGTCTATCAACAACATTTATGTCGGTTGAGTCTCCACAAATCAATCTATGCTCACCAAGCTCCCACAAGTCACCGAGTTTACAAACCGCTTCCTCAGGAACGTCGGGAACTTCGCCCTCTTGAATGTCTGTTGTATCAACATCGAACTCACTCAGCTCGAACCCAAATTCCGACATATCAATGTCAGTAATCTCTTTCAGCTCTTCACCGAGTAAATCCGCATTCCATTCAGCCAGCTCACTAACCTTATTATCCGCAAGCCTGAAAGCCTTTATCTGTTCTTCCGTCAAATCATCAGCGACAACGCACGGAACTTTATCAAGACCTAACTTCTTAGCCGCCAGCAATCTTGTGTGTCCGGCAACGATAACATCATTCCCGTCAATGATTATCGGACATTTAAACCCAAACTGCCTTATGCTCTCAGCGACAGGCCCGACCGCCGCTTCGTTATTTCTCGGATTCCTATCATACGGAATCAGCTCACTTAAATCACGATATATTATTGTTAAATCGTTATTCATTTTAACCCCCTTAGGTTAATAATTTCCGTAGATTCGGAAACGTCA